TTTTTAGTAGCATTTGAAAAACTAATGGAAGATGTAATAGAAAGAGTAGTTTCTCAGATGCTTGCTAAATTATCATTTACTAATAGTGGAGGGGCTATTACTTTGAATGCTGAATGTCTAAGAGAATACGAGAGAATAACTCAAGAAAATATAGACTTGGATATTCAAAAGATTTTAGCGGCTGCATTAAACTCTGAAGTAATCAATCAAAGGAAATTGGCTAAACAACAATATCTTGAGTCTCAAGGATTTGGAGGTTCTAATACAGGAACTCCAACAGCAGGTATGGCAATTGCTGGCGTTACAGGAAATATGCAACAATACCAACAAATGCAGGGTGCTATAAATAATGGTAGTGGCTATCCAGTTCCTCCAAGTGGAACAGATGGATATGGTAGACCATATTGGATTGATGCTCAAGGGCAAATGTCTTACGAACCACCAAAAGCCGGATTAGGTTTAGGCGGGGCAATACAAAAGGGTGCGGCTTGGGCTAAGTGGTTAATGTAATCTTAGGTGATTAGTTTGGTTCAAATATCCTTTGCGGAAGATACTCGCTCTTTGCCCGAGGATAAAGAATTGATTAAGAAAAAGTTTGTAGAGTATTTGGGAACTACAAGTGACTCTGATATTAGAGATTTTAGAGGCATTATTAGAAACATGCTAAGATATGCTAAGAGAAACGAAACACTTCAAGAAACAAAAGAAGCAGTTTCTAAATTGGTTAGAGAAATACTAGAAGATGAAAACTTATCTTATCAAATATATTCTATGGACGGTGAAGCATTTGCCGATTTTTTAGGAAGAAATCCACAAGAAAAAGATAGAAGAAACCAATTAGCAAAAGAATCTTCTTTATTTGAATTATTTACTGATGATGATTTGTATTTAGATATGATTGGTGCTAGTGGTTTAAAGACTGGAAGATATGATGAACAAGTTCCTAGACCTAGAATATTGGGTTCGGGAGGGTTCTTGGATGATGAAGGTATAGAAGAAATAGATATAGATAAAAGGTTTGTTAAAATAGAAGTGATAGCAAGTGAAATTCCTAAAAGATTTGTAAAACAAATAGATGATGCTTTGCCTCCTGCACAATATAAGAAAGACCGTGAAAAATTTGTTGCAGAAGAAAAAAAACTTTTACAAGCCTTTTTAGCAAATCAAGATTTCTTATCTTCTATTTATTTTAATTTTAGATTAGAAGACAAAGAAAAAATAACTGCTCATATCCCAGAAGTAGAAATATTAGGTAAAAACAATGTTGCTAATGCTATGATAGAACACTATGTTGATGATATTAGAAACCTTCACAATATTAGAAGCGGTGGATTTGTTCCCGAAGGAAGATTTTATACTAGAGAAACAGGAAGACAAACTAAAGAAATCAAATTTGATTATTCTCCAATAGGAGAAAGAACGGAAACAATTGATTTGTCTTATAATTTTGATTATGATAAATTACTTAGAATCTATAAAGATGAATTAGAGGAACAGGGATTATTTTTTATTTATGACAAAGAAGTAGTAGTAATGACATTCACTGTGGATATTTTGGAGTTTTTAAAAGATTCTAGTTTTATTAAAAGAGATATGCAAGCATTAGAGGCTCCTAATGAATTGAAACTTTGGGAATATTTTATAACTCTTAATATAAATCAACCTAAGACTAGTGAAATTAAGGCTGCTAAGAATACAAAAGAAGCGTCTGATATTATG